CTAGATGTTTTGGTTTCGCTACATGGACAGATGACGAAGCAAGGAACCATCGTAGGTTCGAAATAGAAATGGATGCAGGTCTTGGACCTGTATTTCTATTTCGAACACTGGCACATGAACTTGTTCACGTTAGGCAGTATGCTAGAAAACAACTAATAGATATGGAGTATGGTAGTTATCAGAAATGGCATGGTGTTATGTTCAATGAACACATGGTCGAATATAAGAAACTACCATGGGAAATAGAAGCAACACAACTAGAAAAAGAACTCTACAATCTCTGGAAAGAACATCTTGAAAGACAAGGAGAAAAAGGTGAAAAAGTCGGCTACCGTAAGACGACCTAAGTTTGCAGATGAAAAATATCTGGGTCCTGAGCCCACAGTCACCGAAGATGCCACACAGGGCGATATGGCCAGGGCATACACGTGGTTCAACTATTTCTATAATAGTGAGGACGCTAAGAACTTCACAATCTCCTACCTTAAGCATATCAAATATAACAAAGACATCATCACAAAACTCTCCAAAGTAAATGCCATTAATCTTCATAACATCGGTTGGAACTTTCGCTTGCTCCACAATGGTAGCGATTTACCTAACGGTGTGTGGGATCGTTGCATTACCAGAGTCAACGAATTGGCTGCAAATGTTGCAGATGACACTGAACAAGTCACTGAACAAGTCATCAAGGTCGTATCGATACAAGACCGTATTAACAATAAGGCATCCGACTTGATCGGTGAGTTAGAGGAACAACTGGATGTCTTCTTTCAAGAAGGAGTTATTCAGTTCGATGTTAAGAAGTGGTCCCTTGAGAAGGGAATTAAACCGCAAATTGCGAAGAGGATTGCAGAACACTTCCGTCCTCAATACGAAGAAATCACCGAAGCCCAAGCAGGTAAAGACCCAGACCTTGTGGAAGCGTATAAGGGTTGGCGTAAGCCAGTTCTTAAAATCATGGCGCTTTTCATCAAGCGAATAATCGATCATATGGTAGAACTGGATTCTGCTGGTCAGACTATTCGCAAGCCACGTAAGAAGAAGGTAAAGCCGGCGAGTGTGCTGGTTGCTAAGATGAACTATCTGACTGGCAATGATGAATACAAGAGTGTCGATCCTAAGGAGATTATTGGTGCTTCGCAACTTTGGGTTTTCAATGCTAAAACTCGCAATCTTTCTGTGTATAATGCCGTGGGTCATTCGGGCCTTTCTGTCCGAGGGTCTACGCTTACAGGATTTGACGAGACAACTTCGATTACAAAGAAACTCCGTAAACCAGAAGCGGTAATCAAACCTCTTCTCGAAGGTGGTAAAATCTATCTTCGTAAGGTGATGGAGAATATCAAGACCGCAGAACAAAAAGCAACTGGTCGTATCAATGTCGATACGATTCTATTGAGAGTAGTAAAATGACCATACATGACGCTATATGGCTATGGATCTATACAGGTATGGTAGTAGGAGCAGCATCATTGTTGCTTCTACTATATCTAATGTTATTCAACAATAAGGAATAGACAATGGAATATGATGATGTGAGAAAACAATATAGACAACTGAATGATGTGTGTCCAGATGTTCTAACGTTTTTCAATCACGGTTACTCTTCTGATAACAATTTGTATGGACTTGATTCAGACTATTTCAATGGTTATCAGAAGTCTTTATATCATCATCTTCTAAGCAATTTGGTAACAGAGAATAAGAATATTCTAGATATAGGTTGTGGTCGTGGTGGTTCAGTAAACCTGTTCAAAACACATAACTATGCCTTTGCTGACGCAACTGGTATTGATATAAGCGAAGATAATATCTCCTTCGCACAAAGAGTTTATCCAAACAATTCATATGTCTGTATGGATGCTCATAGTCTGATGTTTAACAATTCCACATTCGATATCGTAACAAACGTGGAATCATCTCATTGTTACTCTGATCCAAAATTGTTTCTGACGGAAGTTCGGCGTGTTTTGGCATCGGATGGCGTCTTTGTGATGGCGGATACGGATGTCTTTATCGAAAAGTATCTACCAACAAGTCACTGTCCATTTTTCTATATCGATAGAGAAGATATCACATCGAATGTGTTTGAAGCATGTATTAAGATGGGAGAAAGATTTCTTACCATGGAAAGTTCTCCTTTTCGAGACAATATGCTGTATATAACAGAGAAGGCCGCTCATTACTATGCTAACAGGATATGGACTTATGTAAAATATACCTGTTATAATGACAAGAGCGTTTTTAAGGAAAACCTATGACAGATAAAGTAATCGAGTTTCCAAAGCACAAGGTCGTTAGAGAAGTTCCGGAAGAGCATAAGATTGCACGACAAGCAAAGGCAGATCAAAAGTTGGCGGATGCCATTGTTGATGATACTGTAGGTTTGCTGATCACGGAACTTGACAACTGTTTTGTGGAAGTGGAAGATAAACAGTTTGCTAGGGACTTTGTCCTTGTTGCTGATTCCCTCCGTGCCTGTGTATATCGTTCCTTTGGTATTGATCACCATCTTCACGACTTTGTGGATAACAATGTGAAACTGATCGAGGGCGATATCAATTCCATGACCAAAGATGAAATCAAGGAAAAGATCGAAAAGATAATGCAGGAACTATCTGACGCAAAAGAAAAGATTGACACCGAAGAGGAAGAGTGATATACTTTATATTCACTCAATAAAGGAATTATTATGTCTTACATGCTGATAGACCTTAACCAGGTCCTAATCTCAAATCTAATGCAGCATCTAAAGTTTGTTACCAAAGAACATGAAATGAGCGAAGACCTTATTCGCCATATGTGTATCAATACAATTCGATCCAATGTGAAGCAGTTTCGGTCAAAGTATCCGAACGTTATTCTTTGCTGCGACTCCAAGCACTATTGGCGTCGAGATGTTTTTCCATTCTACAAGGCACATCGTAAGCACGACCGAGAAGCATCTGGTCTGGACTGGAACATGATCTTTGAGGTGCTTAATCGACTTCGTGATGACCTTCGTGATAACTTTCCTTATAAGACGCTAAATGTCGAGGGTGCCGAAGCCGACGATGTTATTGCGGTTCTAACGGCACGACTTGCTCCGCATGGTGGTATTCTCATTCTATCATCGGATAAGGACTTTGCCCAGCTACAGAAATATCCAAACGTCTCACAGTATAGTCCTATTCTAAAGCGGTTCATTAAGATTGATGATCCACAGACTTTCATTCGTGAGCATGTGATCAAGGGTGATCGTGGTGATGGCATTCCAAACTTCCTATCACCAGATAACTGCTTTGCTGCCGGTGATCGTCAGAAGCCAATCAGTAGCAAGAAACTGACAGAATGGCTCCAGCAGGATGCATCCAAGTTTTGTACCACCGACGAAATGCTTCGTGGTTATAAGCGCAATCAAATGCTAGTAGATTTTGACTATATACCTGACGACATTCAAAAGAAGATCGTTACAGCCTTTGATGAAGCAAAGCCTGCCACGAAAGAAAAGATGCTGAACTATTTCATTAACAAAGGACTCAAGGCAATGATTGAGTCGATCGGAGACTTTTAATGGCTATTAAAAATGTGTATGAAGTTTTTGATGATTTCAAATCCGCAAAAACAAAACAGGAAAGAATTGATGTTCTTCGGAAGAACAAAAACTTTGCTGTCCTAAGTATCTTACAGGGTGCGTTTTCGCCTAATGTTAAGTTCGTTATCAAAAAGATTCCTGATTATAAGAGTGAAGATGTTCCTCCTGGCATGTCTTATAATCATATCAATGATGCCTTACAGAGAGTATATCTTTTTGTGGAAGGACATCCACGCTGTCCGCCTGCGCTAACAGATAGTCGCAGGAGTGAACTGTTAATTCAGATTTTGGAGTCACTAGAGCCTAAAGAAGCGGAAGTTTTTGCCAGTATGATCAAAAAGGATTTGAAGATTTCTTATCTAACACCAGCACTAGTTAACGAGGCATTTCCTGGCTTGCTGCCAGAGTAGAAAGGTAAAACACAAGGGTATTGCCATGAAGAACAAATCTCCTAGTTTTAAAAATGATCCTCTATATGCCGAACTCTTTGAAGAGGATAGAAAGTATGGTGGTAAGCGTCTTGAACGACCACAATCGGAGATAAACAAAAAGCGTCCACTTAAAAATCTGAAAAAGGCTTGGATGGAGCATACCGAGGACTTTGACGAAGTGGATGACTTTTACGAGCATTAGTCTAGTAGTCTACTAGAGTTATAGATTTATGGGTATGTAAACGGCTAAGGTCAGGGTGCGACATCCTGTCGCAGTCGTTTACATACCTTTTTTATTGACTTGTTCCATTCCTTATGCTATATTAAGGACATGATCAAAAAGCGCAAGTCCCGTTCCGACCGTAAGCATGTCATCTATTCGCTGTCTGTAAACGGACTAGAATATATCGGCGTGACGTATGTAGACAAGTCGGCTGTATCTAAGTCGGTGATCCGTCGCTGGCAAAAGCATGTTAATCGTGCCCTGACCGAGGGTCGTGACTGGGCTTTGTGTAAAGCAATCCGCAAGTATGGTCCAGACGCATTCGAAGTCTGCTATTATGAAGTGGTGCGTGGCAAGTCCGCTGCCCATATTCGTGAGCGTGAGCTTATCCGTGACCTCTCTCCTGCCCTTAATACGGATGTCCGATAATGATAAACGAAACCTTCCTTGATCTTATCAATATGCATGACCTTGACCGTAAGGTTGTCTGTAAACGGGCTATCGAAAGCCTTAGCCCACGTTTACAATTAGTCGCCATTCGTCGTTTCTACCAGAACCAGACTACCGCTGCCATCGCTGAGGAGCTTGGCCTGTCGCAGGGACGGGTTTATCAGTTAGAAAGAAAGCTGGTCTGGAAGATACGCCGGAGCCTTGAGCTTGGCAATATGTGAGGTGCGACAACCTGTCGCAGTTGTTTACAAACGATTTTGGTTGACCCTTCCGTTCCGTTGTGCTATTATATTCCCATAATCGAGAAAGGAAACAATATGTCTAATGCTCGCTTCGCTCCTAAGAACCCCAACGGCAAAGATACTGCTAACATCTTTGCGCTTATTCGCTGGCATGAAAACGGTGGTAAAATCACCAAGGTAAAATCGTCCAAGCGTCCGAAGCGTGGCTTCACGGTCGGCAAATCTGTCAAAACGGGAGACAAGTAATGGAAGTTTTCGTTCTCTTCGGTTGCATCGATTATGAAGGTGATTATATGCTCGGCGTTTATTATTCGCTGGCAGATGCTCAATCTGCTCTGGTCGATTTTGAAGGTGAAGCGTATGGTCGTTATATTATCTCTCGCCGTGTAGTTGGTGCCCGTGCCAGCGAAGACTTTCTCGAAGAGTCGGTCGTATATGATACGGATAAACTTGGTCAGGAGGCTGCATAGTGTCCGACGTAATTCTCTTTATCGTTCTATTCGGTGCGCCTATATCTCTGGCACTTGTCGCTATACTGACGGAGGTCTAATATGACAGTTTTCTATTCTATCTATCACGATGGTCACCGTGGTTATTCTGCTATCACCTGGCTTCAGGATGAAATCTATCCCGATGCCGATATCTCTTATTGGGTTGTTCCCGGCACTCTGGAGGACTAAAATGTTAGACGAAAGTAAAATGG